TTTGTTCGCTTTTTATTTGTGCTTGCGTTAATTTATTCAATTCCGTTGTAGCATTTTGGTATTCTTGTGATTCTTTCCCTTTCGATTGAATTAATTGAGAAATAAGATTTTTTTGAGTAGCAATTTTTTCGTTTAACAATTGCATTGCCATCATCTCGTTTCCTAAATCTGATTTTATGTTTCGAATTTGCGTTCTTAAGGATACTGTAACATTTTCAAGCGTTTGATTTGTTTGAATGTTCTTTTTTAGTTCTACATTTGTTAAATTAATTCCAACTTTATTTTCATTTAATTGTAGGTTTAATTTCGTTAATTCTGATTTATAATTTTCTGCTGAAATTTCTCCATTTTTATATTGTAGGCTCAAATTAGCAATAGATTGTTTTAACAAATCATTATTTGTTTTCATATCCATTATCGTAGCAGTGTATTTTAATGCTTCGTTTGTGCTGTTTTGCACTGACTTTGCGAAATTCTGCTGTGCTATTATTTGCTTTTCCTGTTCTGATTTTAATTTAGTTTCTGTTGCAATTCTTTGAGTATTTGTTTGATTTAACTTTTCGGATTCTTGATTTAATTTTGTAACGTTCGATGTAATTTCTTTAACATTAGAAGAAGAAGAAAGGGCTTTTTGATAGTTATTCGTGCTAATTATCAATTCTTCCATCGCTTCCTTGCTCTTTGCTAATTTTGCAACAAGATCATCAAGTTGCTTTAACGCTTCAGGAGAAATTATATTATTTATGTTTTCTGTTGCCATTTTTAATTGTCTTTAGCTCTTTGATTAATTGATTGTAATATCCGCAAAAACTGCTTAATGTAACAGTATTAATATCTAAATGAATTTTAAAAAAGGTGCTTATTTTTATTATCGCATCTGTAAAGAATTGTATATTATTCGTTTTATCGCTTTCCTTTTCAAGTTTGGTTAGTTTCGCTGTTAATTCGTTACATTCCCGAATTAATAGGTCTCTTTTACTTTCGATTGCTAATTTATCACGCTCTTTAGCCCCTGTTAATCTTACTCCTATGCTTTTAAGTATGTTTTTAACGCTCAAAGGTGTTTTTTCTAAAAACGTTAGTGATGCTTCAAGTATCCTTATCCTTGCAATTAACAAGTGAAATCGTATAATATTATCATAATTAGATAGATTGCCTTCATTTATAAGTTCGTTATATTCAGCTAATATATTTAGAAAGTGTTCATATTCAGCTGATTTAACCCTTTTTTTAGGTAGGACTTTGTACAAAAAGCTGTAATCAGCATCACATAAGCATTTTGCAAAATTATACAATGGAATTTCATAGCTGTTTTTGTAATACTTTGACAATTGTGCCTTTTCTCGCCTTATATTCGCTTTCGAGGCAAAACCAATATAAATGTTCGTTTTCTTTATAGACAACGACATTTTCGTTAGCAAAATTAGAGGTAATTTTAGCCAATTTATACACATTGATATACGTTTTTCGTTTGTCATTTTCTTTTTTACACCCCATTTTATAAACTTAAAATATCATTAATAATTTCAACTATTTTTTTATTTGCTATTTTATTTATTTTATTTTTATTTTCATCTATTAATCCAAAAATATTTTCTCCAAAACCTCCCTCTCTTACGCCTTCTCCTCCATATATTATTGCCTGAACTTTACTTGCAACATCCGAAGAAAAAATTTCTATTTCTTCTCCTTCTAATCGAGCATAAATAGTTTCATAAAATTTACCTGTAACTTTCAAATCTACATGATCTACTTGCAACCCTAATTCCCCTCTATACTCACGATAATATCCGCCATAATCTCCAAGTGATTCATTTTTGGAATCTAACCCTTTTGAAAGTTGCTCTTTGTTGTATTTTATTATCTCGGGTTTTACTTCGTCAAAAACATCTCTTATTAACGCTTCTCTATCAATACTTGCTATCCTTCTATAATATTCTGCTATTGTCATTTTTAAAAAAGGGCGGTCAAAGATGACCTCAACCGCCCGAAAACTAAATTAAAAAAAAGTATTATGGTACAGTCGTATAATCTGGTTGCTCTTTGTTTGCAACTCCTATTCCGTATAGAATTGAAGGATCTGCAATAGAAATCTTATCCTGTGTTACACTTGCCACCGTAACAGTGAATTTCCCACTTGCGTAAGTAGGTGCTGTCGTAAGAGCAGCAATTACCCCTGCTGTGTCTCCTAACCAAGCTGTCGTTTCACCACTCAACAAAGCTAATTCACTTGTAACATCATAATTTCCACATTCGGTTAAAAATGTGATAACTAAATTAGTTGTAACAGTAGCAATGTTCATTACCACATTTTCTAATCCCTTAATGTCCATATAATTAAGGTCAGTATCAATTACTTCCCTGTTTTTATGTTCATTAGGATTAACAAAAGAGTATTGAATTTTAGGAAATCCAAATTCACTTTCAGTATTTGGTCGTGGTTGGCTTGCCCATATTGTAGCTAATTCGCCCATTTGCCCTGCCGAAGTTGTAATAACTTGTGCCTGATTTGTGTTGTCGAAAATGATTACTCTCCATTCCTGTCCGTTGAATGACAGCAATTTTTTGCTCAAACAATAATCTCTCAAAAATGTTTGAGTAAAAGCAATCGACCCTTCGTTAATTACATAAGAAGTGCCATAACCAGTAGTTGCCTCAATATTATCCGAACTTTTGTCCTCTACGCTTTCAATTGTCGGCATAGGGTAAAATCTATTGGCAGGCAAAGCAGCGTGAATGCCACTTTCAAGCCATTCATCAAATGTTTGTGCTGCCCCTAATTCGTCCAATCCTGTGAAAATTGCCGAAGGCGGTGTTAAAACCACTCTTCTAAGCAAACTTAATTCTTTCTTACATCGGTTCTCACCCGTATTCTCCTGAGAATTATAACATCCCATTTTATTTTATTTTTAAATATTAACTAATTATTTTAACTTTTCCCTCTTTTTGTAATTTGTAAGCTAAAGATTTAGGGATTTCTTTAGTTTCTCCGAAGTGCACGCTTGATTTGGTATATTGAATTTTAACCAAATTTGACGTTACTTTCTTTGTTTTCTTGCTTATCGCTTTTTCTTCTTCTGCCATTTTTTTTATGAATTAATTGTTAAAGCACATACCATATTGTCAGCTTTTATTTTTAAATTCTTGATAATACAACCATCAACTAATTGATTAAATGTATTTGCCTCACTTTCGGCGAAATATGGTATGTCTGTTCTGTTTATAATTAAATTGTATCCAAGATGTATTTTTTTAAGCTCTTTTGAGAGCTCTTCAAAAATCGGGTAAATTATGTTTGTGAAATTAGATTCCAAACGTTGCTTTTCTGTAGCATTTTCTATTGAAACTGTGCATATTGCAATTTTTGGAATTGTAAATTCAACAAACCAACTTTCCTGATTTTCAACGTAACCCTCTGTAAATAAACAAATTGCAGGATATACCTTATTCAAGCCTTCTTGTCGAAGTCGAGTAATGTAATTCACTATTGTTAAGGTGTTTCCATGTACGAATGACACTTCATAACCTAACGTAGTGCTCACATTTTCAACAGCTTGTCTAATTATGTCTATCGCAGTTTTCATATATTGAAAGAGTTTATTTTACAAAAAATATCTTGAATTGGATAAAAATCAGTGTCAAATTCGGTAAAATAGATTTTTCTAATTTCTTCTACCATTTCATTCCAAATTTGCACTGATCTGTCAATTGTAGATGTTCTATTGCTGTTTTGCCCTTTCGGAAGAATTGAACCAATTCCTGTGTTTGGAACTGTTTCGTTTCTGAAATAATAAAAGGCTATAAAACACGCAATAGGGTGTTTCAAAGATTCTATCAATGTGTTCAAGTCCGTGTCGGTTTTCACAGTTAAATCATTATACGTCTCTAATGCCGTTGCATCTGTTTCATTTTCATAAAATTGATACAAAAATATAGGTTCGTATTTTTCAATAAATCCCTGCAAACGATTTTGTACAGCACAATTCACGAGGTCTTGTGCCCCTATAACCGCCTGCAAATCAGGTATTGATATTTCTTCCGTGAAATCCTTAAACGTAACTATCATAATGTAATGAAATTTAACCAGTTAACCGCTTTTACTGTTATTGATTCGGTCGTAGATTGAACAAACGCCTTGAAATAATAGGTCGTTCCCGTTGTCAATTCGGTAAGGTCATACGCAAATGGAGTTGCAACGGTATCACCAGTTACAATAGTAGCTCCGCTTTCACTTGCACTCGAATTAACGTAAAACCCTATTTTGTCGAATAAAACGCCAGGATATTTATTAGCATAAGTTGCGTTCAATGTAGCTATCGTCTCTGCGATGTCGCTTGCTGCTACTGTCGTAACGGTCATTGTCGGGTTCATTATGAAATCACCCCATACTGAGCTATAAACTTTTGAACCTCCCGAAACCATTTTCCATGTTCGGTAATAATACTTCGTTTCAGCCGTTAATGATGTCAAATTAGCATAAAAATATTTGCTTGCAGAAACATCGGTAGCAGAAACATCGGTAGCACCGCTTGCCGATGCTACCGTATTATATTGAAAACCAAACGTATCGCCAACAGAAAAAACACCAATATAATCAGCACGCAACGTTACAGTTGTATCCGTTTTCTTACTCCCACTATATATTTTAATAAGTGGAAAACCCGTATAACCCCCTGCTCTGCTTACTTTAATTGATGCCATGATTATTCTATTACAGTTGTTTGAATAGCTGTTTCGGCTTCGTTAAGAGGGCTTAAAATACTTACTCCTTGAACGCCTACGCCACTGGTTATCATCGCAATACAAGCGGTGAAAGTTCCATAAATGAAACAACCTACATCGTTAGCTTTGATGAAATGTACACCTCTTAATTCACCCCTAATAGTAATTCTGTTGTTGGTGAAATCGTCAGCATCATAACCTATTGCCAATGTGGTGTCTTTTCTTATTTTGTAATTCGATTTTGTCGAATCCATTACAAGGAAAGTTCCAGCTGTAATTCCAGTGTTTTCGATTATGTAGCAACCCCTGAATTTTGTCCCGTCAGCAGTTGTGAAAGGTGGTAAAATATAAGCTCCGTTTGCAGTTTTTTGCATGTCCATCAACGCAACGTCAGCAGGGTTTAAGCAAATAACATTTGCCGTACCTTGTGATTTTGCAATGATGGAAATCGCTGTTCTCAACACGTCTAATTCGTTTGCTCCTTGAACTTTTAAATAAAATTCAGGATTAACAGAATTAGTTACACTGAAAGCAGTTGCATAAGTTAAGATACCTTTTAGCTGTGTTGGTGTTCCCGTACCTGATCCGGACAATATCATAGCATCTTCTTTTAATGCTAATTTATTCATCAAATCCGTTCTAATTGCATCTTCAATGAAAGATATATCTTCGAGTGCTTCTTCGGATACTTTTGTGAAATCTGTTATTTTTTGAACAGGCATTGTTGCCCATGTCCAATCTTTATCTCGTTTATTTTTTGGAGTATTTTCATCGGTCATTCCAGCATCGCCTTCACCAGCTCCTTCTTCGTACCATCCATATCCAGGACCGGTAACGGATCCAACGTTAATTATATTTCTCAAAAAAGGTTTTCTTTGAGGATATAAATTAATCTCGGTGTCAAGATTATAAAAAGGTGTCAAAGATGACACATTTGCTCTTGTGATGTCTCCTACTGTTTTGCAAGTTAAATTCATCATGCTTGCTTTTCCTTTGATGCCTTTTATAGCATCTACATTTTCTTTTAATGCTTTTAAAAAAGCGTCAACTACCGTAACGACAGGAATTTCTTTTGTTTCTTTTCTTTCTTCTCCTAACTTTTTAATGGTTTCCGTTTTTTCTTCAAGTTCTTTTTCTGTTTTATCAAGCCTTTCAACCATGCTTTTTAACGTTTCTGCTGTTTTTTCAACCACCTTTTGTTCAATGGTTTGCTCGATATTTTTCTTTGCTTCTTCCAAAGCTGCTTTTTTTTCTTCTTCGTTCATTTCTTTTGATTTTTAATTATTTATTTTTTAACGTTTTGTTCAATTCCACCAAAAATAGAGTGTCGTTAAACGGCTCAAATTTAGGCGTTTCTGTTTGAGTGATTTGCATCGGCTCAAAAACGCTTTTGTCTTCTATTGATAATGTGGGTGTTGCCCAGTTACTCCCTAATACAACGGCACTGCCTTCAATTACTTTTGCCTCTTTCACAGCAAAAAAGTAACCTAAGCTATCCGCTTGCTCTTTATTTACCACTTCAGGATAATACTTTTGCCATGCCTCGAATTCAGCACCAGCTCCCTCGTCATTGATGCACAAAATTACCTTTACATACATCATTCCTACTGAGTGATTTGTAACATATCCTTTTTTGTACAAATCAAACATTTCAGGATTTATTTCTTTTCTTATAATTGATTCAAATTCCAATGCTTCAGTAGTACCATCGAAATCATATCCTAATTCTTTCCATGTGTATTTTTTGATTGAAATCTTCAAATCTTTGCCCCACGCTATCCTATTCTTGAAAGTCATTTGATGCTCTTGAAGGTGAACAATGCTTTTATTTTCAGAAATACTTTTTGCCCATAACCCTTTAAGGTGCACGTCATTATGACTATCAAGTAAGTTAGTAGTATTAATCACTGCTTTAACTTTTATTGCGTTGCTTTCTTCGGATAATTCTTTTGTAATTTCATTTGTTTGTTGAATTGCAAAATTAAATGAATCCGATTTCTTAAAGATAGCTTTCTTTTGAGCTATTAATTGCTCTTTGTTCTCTCTTAAGAAGGAAAATAACTCCTTCTTTTCATAGAAAGTTTTATTGCTCAAAGGTTCGACAAATTCAATTTCATTTTCCATCTTTATTTACTATTATATTGTTTTCCAATAGTTTAATCTTTTCTTTGATTGCTTTCGCAATCGTTTTATCTTTTATTTTCTTAAGTTGCTCCTTAAGATACTGTAATTGATTTTCCATTACTTATAATTAGATTTTTAAGTTTCGCATTTTCTTCATCTGTCATCTCAAGCAATGTCTTATCGTATAACGCCTCTTTGATATTTTCTAACCCTATTTGACTTCTCCAATCGTTCAAGGTAATTAACCCTGCATTAAAGTCAATTTGACAACGTTGTGAAATCGTTTTCTTCCATTCCTGTTTCTTTTGATTGCTTTCTTCGAGTATCGGGATTTTGTCCCAAACAGCATCGAAATAATATCCGTCATTTGTTAATCCCATGAATTTACTTTGATAATCTAACTCGGATTGCACGAGTGGGAATATCACACTCGGATAGATATTTGCTTCTATCGTTTTTTGATTGTCAAAAGTACTGTTCTCTTCTCGTGGGAGTAAGTCTTTATTAATTCCAAAAATACCTGCTATGTTTGCAGCATCGATAAACGTTTCACGAAAAGGTTCAAGATCCTTTATTGTTGCCCCCATTTGGATAAATTTCACCGGCACGGGAGAAATGATATATTGTTTTTTCCCGTACGAAAGTCCATATTTGTTGAAGCTTTCATGAACGGCATTTTTTTCTGTTTCACTCATTACAACCTTACCCGTTGCATCTCCAATTTCACTAACGATAGCCCCTAATGCCCCCCTCTTGGTATAGATAACATTTCTTGCTTCGTACACTGCCATAAGATTTCCGATTGAATATTTTTGTGAAATCAACCTCGAATCGGCACGCAAATCGCTATTATTGAAATTAAATGAATCTCTAATGTGTAATATGTTATCAATGTTATATTTAACCCAATTGCCTCCGAATGTTAAAGTGTAATCTTTTATGATTTCTTTTATTGGTTTTGCAGAAAAAATATCAATTGTGCTGTTAATTTTGTTAATCTCCACATATTGAGAAGGAAGCACAAAAAAGTTATCACAATATTTATAAAAAGACTTGCTGAAAGCAGGGTCGCAAGCTGCATAACAAAATGAATTTCCATCTAATAACCTCATCAATATAGAGTTCGCAATATAATCTTTGAATGAATAATAAGGGTTTATTTTCTCTAATAATTGATTTAACCGTTTATTATTCCATTCGATAGAATCTTCTTTTGAATCTGAACTAATTTTTTTAACAACAATTTGCACGTTTTTAACCCGATTAACAATAAAATTGAGTGGATATTGAATTTCGGAAATGTTCTTGTATAAAGTGTATAGGTTCTCACATGAATAAGGTGCTGCCCTCCCTATAATGTTGTCAATCCCAGCATCTTGAAGAAGATAGCAAGGCATGTTATCGGGTGTGCTTATAGCAGCAGTTTTTTGAACAGTGTTTGATTTTGAAATATTTAAACCGAATATTTTCATTTATAAATATTTTAACAAAAATATAATAAATCTTAATACAATTCTACTTTTTTAAAAAAAAAGATAAAAAATGTTTCATAAATATTCCGCTTGTCTTACCCCCGTAATTTTCGAGGCCGAGTATTGAAAATCAATTAGTTAACTTTGATGTAAGTAGCTGATATTCAATAAATGAAAATCAATAAGTTGCAACGGTTTTTTAGAATGTTTCAATCATTCTGTTTTTCTTCAATATGACGCTTGCAGCAGCCAACACATCTACAAAGTCATCTTTTTGATTTACAACAAGTTTCATGTAATTTGTCAAATCGTGCATAGCATTTTGATATTCTTTTACGGGATTTAACTTGAATTTAAAACAATTCCTAATAAAGGGAGCTTCGTTATAGATGCGAAGTTCTTTATTTTTGCTTTCGTTATAGATGCGAACGCTTGAACTTGACCCTATTTCGTTTATCTTTTCTCTTAATTTCTCAGCGTACATTATCCACGCTGCATTAGTTTCTATTCTTACGTCTGAAGGCTTGTATTGTTTTATCTGTTCAAGAACCAAAGGAATTGTTATTTTTGTTTCATCTTCCGTATAGATCACATTAAGAACATATACTACCTTTTCTTTAACTCCGAATACAACTGAACAAAGTTTATCCTTGCCTTTGTCAGCAGGGTCAATTTCGATAAAAACATATTCAAAATTAGTAGCTTCTTCGTAAAAAGAGAGCAATTCTTCATGGAAAAGCAATCCTTCTATTGACTTTGGATTTTGCATATACTCTGCAAACCAAATATTTTTATCAACTCTATCACGAATCACAAGGTATTCTTCCGTTGTTTTAACATCTTCGCAAAAAGAACATTCATCTATTAAAGCAGGTACTATTATTGATTTTTGTATTCTTTTGCTTTCAATTGCAGAACCAATAATATCATCTATCGTCCAACGAGTTCCAATAAATATTTCAGGACAATTTTTCTCCATTCTTGAATCGTGAGCCGATTCCTTCCACATTTTTACAGCGTTGTTATTTGTTGAAGACAAAGCCGAAGAAATATCTTTATATAAGTCATCTGTGATTGCCAGATTTGCACCAAATCCGACAATTGTGCCGCCAACTCCTGCACCGAAGTATCCCACTTGAACGCTTTCCGTTAAATTCCAACCGCTTATGTTTTGTTTGTCAATTTGTAATCTGGCATCGAAAACGTTTTGAAATTTATCTGACTTAAGGATATTCCTGACATCGTAAGAAAATTTATCAAACAAAGTAGCCGTGCATGAATTTCGCATAACCGATAATTTTGGGAAAGTGCCTAACCAAAAAGCACAAAACAAAGAAGTTATATAACTCTTTCCGCTTCTTGGAGGCATCGAAACACTGACAGTAATTGCTTTGCCCTCTTTATATTCATCGATAACAAATTGAAAAAGCAAAGCTACCTCTTTAAGGAAGTGTCTTTTCTCAACAAAGAATTCAAAATCATAGTAACAACAAAAGAGCCAAAAATTACTCTTAGCTCCTATTCTTAGTACGTCTTTGAGCTCGTTATAGTTTTTCAATTACTTTATCTATTTGCTCTTGCGTTAATTCTGTCGTGTTTACACTTGCTTTCATCTCTACGTACTGTTGATTAAGCATTTGTCTTTCTTCGGGTGTGCAAACAAGTCTGTATAAGGCTAATAGCTCACCTGCCTTTTCACTAAGTGATAATTTTGACCTTATTGACACCTTTATTTGTACTTTATTTACTTCCAACATTTCTTTTAATTCGTTAATTTCGTTAGAATTAACTGGATAAAATTCATAAAATGTTGGTTTAGAGATAGGTAGAAAGGCTACAATGTCCTCAATAAAGATAAGTTTATTTTCGGTAATAACTTCTTTTGCTTTTTCGAACATTTTTTCTTTTTCTTTCTTGCTATAAGCCATATTAATCCTCCTTTTCGAATGATTTTATACCATCAAAATAATCTTTATAAAAATGAAATATATCTCTTGAAATAGTAATACATCCATTTTCAGTTCTTGGATTTGTATTTATGTTTGCCGATGTTTCAACTCCAAAATAAAATCTATCTCCATATCCTGCATATATTTTAGCATGATTTTTAAAAACTGCAATTCTACCGCAGTTATGTTTTTCGAATATTTCTTTCATAAATTCATATTCCTTTTTGTAGGAATTTGGGAAAATCTCACCTACATAAGCATCAAGTTTTTTAATTTTCCCTTCTTTTAACCAAGTATCGAACTCTAATATGTCTTCAGGTACCATACACCAAGTCGAAAAAAGACAATAATCTAAATTTTGTTGTCGTAGGATAATTTTAAGGTATGAAAGACTATCAATATTTCCACCTGTAAGAAAATGATAGCAATCGTTTTCTTTAAATTCAGCATCTTTCATTAAATCTAAAAGTTTAATCTCAGAAAATGCTCTTCTATACAAATGATTAGTTGAATGCTGATAAGATGCCTCATTGTAATGATGATCTCTCTTCTTTTTAGGAATTTTTTCTTTCGGTTTGTTCCAATTAACACTAACGTCCATCTCTCCTATTTTATTAAATTTAAATGATTAAAAACCAAATTATTAAAATAATGTTTTATTCTTTACATAATTTGTTACCAATATTTCTTTCCTTCTATTTTTCAAATTAGAACGATCACCAATTATGGTAATGTTTAAGTTTCGTTCTTTCGCTTGATTTAATATAAATTCATTATCAAATTCACTCATTGCCCATTTGCAGCCCGTTTTCTTTAAGCAATTGAATAAATCAATAGAATCTTGCTTGGTAAATGAATTGCTGTAATTATTGGATGTATTCAAATATGGGGGATCGCAATAAATAAACGCTTTAGTTGGGTTTATGTCGTTTTTCCCTATTGCAAGTTGATTTATGAATTTGATACAATCATAATTTCCAAATTTTACATCATTAATCATTTTGTAAGTTTTATCAATTATAAAATAAAAAAAATCTTTTGTATTTCCAATCCCAAATTGTATATTTGTACCTTTTCCCATAAACGTTAAATTGCTAAGAAACAAAAACCTCAATGCTTTTTTAATCGGGTCTGTTTCTTCATTCTTTTTCCAATAATTCAATAAATCTGAATGAATTGGCATCTTATAAAATGCCTTTTCAAGTTCTTCTTTTTGGTTTACAACAACCATGAATAAATTAAAAACATCTGAATCTATATCATTAACAATATTGTATTTTGCTTTCGGTTTCTTAAAAAACATTCCGCCAGCACCAAAAAAGGGCTCAATGTAAATATTGTGCTCTGGAAAATATGGTATTATTTTCTCTGCTATCATTTTTTTGTTGCCTAATCTTCTCAATATCATGCTTTTTATTTTATAGCCAAAATTATCGTACAAAGATACACATAATTTTTAAATAAATGAAGTTATCGGGAGCATTTCTCTACGAAAAACTTACATTTTCTTTCATAAGTGCCCTTCATTACTTCCTTTGGATTTGCCTCTTTGTTGCCACAAGTCGTTAGGAAGTTAATCACTTCACCTGAATAGGTGCAATTGGCACAACTCACGATTTTATCTAATTTTTCATTCATATAATTTAAAATTTATAGTTTAAACCGATATTTAAAACACCCAAAATGCCTATTCCAAGCTCAACATTCATACACCATTTTTCACCATATTTTAATCCTAAAATCGTTATGTGATATGCGGGATAAAAGCAATCATACCCTTGCACAAATAAGAAAGTCGCACCAACATAAACCCTACTATATAATTTGAAATCTAATTGATTAATATAATTATACCCAAAATTAAACATTAGCGAAAGGTAAATATCCTTTTCTCCAATATTTCCATTATAATAGATTTTCTCTTCATAAAAAGAAGAATTTCCACCGTAAAAATAATTATTTTCGCTTTTCGTATAATTTATCCCAAAAACGCCTATAAGATATTTATCGAAATATCCGGCATTATAAACATTCCACGTTTCGAAATATGGTAGGACGTTAATTGTACACGGAGAAGATGGGAATCCTCCTATCGTTATCCCTATTTCGTTTTTTAACGTGTCTTGCGAAAAAACATTCAAGGATATTAAAAAAAATACTACTGTCAAAATTTTGTTTTTCATTTAGTTTAAATTTAGTGTTATATTATCTATTTTAAGCAATTTTTTTCCGTCTTTTTTATATACCATGAAAAAAGAACATTCATTGATATTTTCAACTTCAATTATTCTATTTAGTTTCTCTTGAATTATATTTAATTCATTTTGAACTTCTTGCTTTAATTTTTCTGTTTCTTCCATTATTTTAAAATTTAAATTTCATTAAAATATTCCTTTCTGCACTAAAATACTTGTTAATAATTTATTTTCTTCTAATAATCTTAAATATTCAACTTGTAAATTTTCTTTACTAATTGAATTTGCTTGTTGTTTTTCAACTTTTAAATCAACTTGTTCTAAATTGAAAAGAAATTTTAGTAATTCATTGATGCTAATTTCTTTGAAATAAATATCTTTTTTACCAAAAAAATCACAATATGGAAAACTTGAAGTGTCGCAATCTTTTCCCAAGCTACAAACACTACATGTTGAATTCTTTGTTACTTTGTGTATTTTATTATCTTTAATAATTACGTTTAATTTTTCCATTGTATTTCTTTTTTAATACTATATCATTTTTTTTATCATTTTTTCTCCTTTAACTATCTGTATAAGTGCCGATATCGGAATTACGATATCGATAGATAATGCTTTAAAAAATAATATCATGATTTTCAATTCTCATTTCTTTATTTTTTAAAATTATAAAATTTTCTTTAGCCTCATAAGTATTTCCATAGAATTTACATTTGCCTGTTTTTCCATTGCATGGGATATAATTTTCGCAGTTCCTTCCGCATGTATTTTCTCCTTTTAACCCTGTCTCTCCTACAACATGACAGTAAAAGTATTCAGTATCACTGCTTTTTATTCTTTCAGCTTCAAAAAGTTTAATTTCATTCAGTCCATTTTCTTTGAGATAATTTCTCCAATGACTTAGCGTGTAGCAATTTTCATCGTCTACATCTCTAAAATAATATTTCATAATGTGAATTGTTTTTTTAAATTTCTTTAAAATATCCATACCTCTTATCTTTTCTCTTACTTGGCATACAAGGAATATTCATAGTGCAATAACATGTTGGAATCTTACATTTTGTACAATTTGCATATCCATTTTGGCTCATATTATTACTTTGAACAAATTTATACTTATAACTATTTGCCTCTTGAATTATAATATTATCCTCGCCCTGTTGTTTTATTTCGGTATTATTGATTTCGCAAATTTTTATTGTGTCTTGTGCTTCATTAATTAATATTTTTACTTTCATAATATTTAGTTGTTTGAGTTGTCGCATATTTTGCGACAAGTGAATTTAATGGATTGTTTCTTTATTATTTGGTTTTAAATATAATTTTTTATCTTTTATTTCTTTAAAATATCCATACCTCTTATCTTTTCTCTTACTTGGCATACAAGGAATATTCATAGTGCAATAACGTGAGATTATCTCGCAACCTGCTTTACAGTTGCATTCACCATATTTTACTTCTGTAAATTCAAATTTTTTGGTTGGTTTTCCTTCTTCTTGAATTGCAATTGTATTTTCATCGTCTGAAATTTCAATTAGAATTGTATTTTTTATTATTAATTTTCCATTTATATAATCTTGTAAATGATAAAATGATAAATAAGGAGAGATTTTATTTCGCATACACCACCTATAAAAATCAACATTTTTATCAATTTCTTCTTCGGTATACATAAAACAAATATTGTGTTTTTGGTCTTCTTCACTCATATTACATTCTAATCGCTCTTTTACTAATATAATATATTCTTCAACTCTTTTATTGATTGTTATTGCATCAAATTTTAATTTTAAAAATTGATTTCTGTTCATTTTTCTCTTATTTCTAAAATTCTGCAATCGTTAATTGGTAATGAGTTGCAATGCCAAGCATGCACTCCATCTTTATTCCGCCCAAAATATATAACTTCTTTATTTTGTGAATCCGTATATTTCGTGCAATCGAGCCAAGCGTGATCACCATTTCCATAATCCATTTTAACTTTAAATAACTGTTCGCCATATCTATTTACAATTTTCATTTTGTTGTGTTTTTTTAGTTTTATAAAGTTATTTATTCTTCTCTATCTTGTATCTGTTCCCATAAATGTTTATTATCAGCATCTTTAAGTTCACATTCACCTCTTTGTAAGACTGGGCAATCTATATCACAACCCCAAGTCATTCCATAATTCTCACATTCATTAGCGAGTAAACATGAATTAGAAAATACACCGTCATTTAAAAATTCTGCAAATCCTTGTTTAATATTTGAACGATATGTCATAATTTTATTATTTATTGTTTGAGTTGTCGCATATTTTGCGACAAGTGAATTTAATTTATTTTTTCAAAATTTATTTTAAGTTGTTTTTTTAATTGCTTCAAATATTCGATATGCAATACCCGGTACTATTGCGTTACCGTATGCTTTGATTGCTTCTTGTCGCCAACGAGGAAAGGTGATAGAATCCAATTTTTCGGAAAACCCATCATCTCTTCTACATATAGGGGATTGAGTTGGGAAGGATGCAAAGACATCGTTTTGTAGATATTTGATTGATTTGTGTTTTGCCCGCTCTTGATGTCGTTTTCCTGTGGCGTAGGGAGCAGTTGTGAGACCATCAAGTCGTTCAAATTGCTTGAGTAAACGCCTGACGTTCTTTTCTTTCTCAATCCTGTTACCTGCATACCCCCTCTCGTTGCTTCCGATGCCGTAGGTGTCGGCAGTAATTCCATTTCCATGAATTTGGTTTTCCCATTCACGCATGTTTTTAATCCTTGCGTTTGAATTGTAGGCAATAATCCACACTCTATATCTTCTGTGCGGGGCATTGACACCGCAAGCTGGAATAATGAACGGTTGAATTTCGTATCCTTCAGCTTCCATGTCAGAACACACCTGCTCGAAAACCAATCCGTTCGATTGATTAAGCAATCCGTAAACGTTTTCTGCCATGACGTAAGGTGGTTTAATTTCCTTAATTGCCCGCAACATTTCGTTCCACAAGTATCTGCTATCATCTGTTCCTTTTCTTTTTCCGGCAATGGAAAAAGGCTGGCAAGGAAATCCGCCTGACAATATATCAATTTTCCCTTCATATTTTTTGAAATTAGTTATTTTTATATCTGTGAGGTTATCTGCATTTGGAAAATGATAATCTAAAACACGCCGGCAGAAAGGATCTATTTCACAATTGAAAATGTTTATAAATCCTGCCTGTTCTGCTGCGAAATCAAAACCGCCTATTCCACTAAATAAACTACCGTGTGTCATTTGTTCTTTGATTTTATCGTTTTGTAGGCATCTTCAATATTTTTATATTTCTCTTGGTTTATAAGAGTTTTCTCAATTTCGTTCTTTGTTTTAGTATCCCTAAAAATTCCTCTTCCGGTATGCAACAAAAGATTTTCATAATACTTGATTATTTATTTGGTGCTTCTTTTTCTTCTAATTCACAAACAGTTTCGTAAAATACTTTTAATATATTTTTAGGGAATGTATTCATTATTTCACAATATTTCTCTTCTTCATAAACTAACAACCATCTTTTGTCCTCTTGTCGAATAAGATGAATCGTTCCTTTTTCCGTTAAACTTTTAAAAGTCGCAATGGGAATTATTTGTTCTATTCCATCTGCCCCATGAATATTTATTGGTTCTGTTCTTGTTTTTATTTGTTTCATATCATTTTGTTTTATCCTCTATCTTTTCTGTGATTTCATAAAATTCCTTTTTGGTTATTTCAATCACATTTTCATCTTTACTTTCCTGATTATCATCTAAGTAAAGAATAATTACATCTCCTACTATTTCTACAAATGGAAAAGTAAACTTAGATAAATAAGTAAGTTCTAATATATCCCAAACATCTCCGTAATCACTTTTTTTAAGTCCATTGGAAAGGAATTTTTGCATCTCTTTCCCTAATTTTGTTCTTGTATTTGGAATAAAAATATTTGGATATTCTTTATCTTTCTTCCAAATTTTTAAATCTACTTTTTCTGGTTCTAAAAATTCAAACCCATAAAATTTGGTTACTCGACAAAAATGCTGTTGTCCAGTTTTTCCTAAGAAATGCTGAAAATCAAACTTAATTTTTTCTTTAATTGCAGATAAATTTTCTTCTTCTATTTGTAATTCTTTCATTCTTAATGCGTGTAGTTTTTTGTAAACTTCGCATTCTTTGTTTTCAATTTTGTAATACATATTATTTTGTTTTTAAAGTTTTATAAAATATAGAATCATTGTACAAATATAGAGTATCATTACAGCTGTAACTACTTACAACTGCGGTGATTGCAAAATTATCCGATTGAGGATAATCAAACATATAACCATAAGAAAATTGGTCTTCGTTTCCAATTGTGCAATAGTGATTTGCATATCTTACCGTATCTACGAAAACAGGTAAGTTTATTTTTGTCCCTTTCGGTAATTCAGAATTTATACGGTAATAAGCTGTAACCTCTATTTTATCAGCATAATTAACCGAAATACTGTCAATGGTTACAACTGCCGTATTTTGTTTTATAACTTCTTTGGATTGAAGTGAATAAAAAGACAATAAAAGTATGGAAAAGAGACCTATTGTTTGCGTTACAAGTATTATAATTATTTTTTCCATTTAATTATTTTATTAAAAATTTCTTCGTTAAATTCTGGTAACGATTTTATATAATTAATCATCGGTTGAGGCATAAACGAATAAGCTACTTTGTTTTCTACTTTTACAATAGATGGAATATTTGTTTCAAACCATTCTAAATTTCCTTTTAATTCTTCTGCATTATTAAATTTTGGAAACCAATTAAAGTTATTTAGTTGATTTAAAATTTCATAAAATCTTGCTTCTTTTATTTTTTTGTTAAATAATTTTAATTTCACTCCTTCTAAATTACAACAAAAAAGACATTTTGATGCTCCTATTAATTTTAGACAAAAAAATGAAGAATTAACTCCGTCTGAATAAGTTACACCGTTTGAATAAGTTACACCTTTTGAATAAGTTACACCGTTTGAATAATTAACACCGTTTGAAGAATTAACTCCGTTTGAATAATTAACTCCGTTTGAAGAATTAACTCCGTTTGAATAAGTTACACCTTTTGAATCATTAACTCCGTTTGAAGAATTAACACCGTTTGAATCATTAACACCGTTTGAATAATTAACACCGTTTGAAGAATTAACTCCGTTTGAATAATTAACTCCGTTTGAAGAATTAACTCCGTTTGAATAAGTTACACCTTTTGAATAAGTTACACCTTTTGAATCATTAACACCTTTTGAATCATTAACTCCGTTTGAATCATTAACTCCGTTTGAAGTCTGTAATCCTTCTTGTATCAATTTTATAAATTCATCAAAAGTATAAATTTCAACTATTTTCAAAATTGAGCAAATTGATTTATCTTTATTCTCAGAATCAATACATTCTCCATAAGCCTCAACTCTTGCAAATTTATTCCATTGAACAGATTCATAAAAATTGAAACAATTATGCGGTAATTTGCTGAAATGTAACCCCCAATTACATTCTTTTAACTCTCCATCTACTTTGTGAATTGTATTGACCACATTTCCATTCTCATCTTTGTAATCATAATTACCATTTTTGGTTGTCCAATCGTTTTTAAAAATTTTGTAACCGATAGCTAAAATCGGCATGTTTTTAATTTCTTCTTCTTTAATTTGATAAGTTTTCATTTTTTTTAATTTAATTATTGTTTTATTTTCTAAATGATTTATTTGTAAATGCAATAGTATCAAACATTTCCGCAAATCTATCTGTTATCCTACTGCCGTATTTTTCTTTAATTTTTTCCATATCTAAATTTGTTGTTATTATCGTAAATAGTTGTTTATCATATCTATAATAAAGAATTTCAACAAAGGGGTTTAATTCATTGCCCCATACTTTCACCGTAGATTTGTCTAATCCAACATCGTCAATAAATAACAATTCTGTTTTTTTATAATTTTCAAATTGCAATCTATTATTAGTTGCAAGTTCCTGTAAGTCATCTATTGCAGAAATTTTAAAAACGCTTTTTCTTTCATCTGAAACAGCAGAATTGTATAAAACATTAATCAATCTCACTATTGCCATTGCAAGTGTTGATTTTCCACAACCGACACCGCCACACAGCATTAACCCATTTTTATAATTGCCACATAACCATTTTGAAGCAATTGATATATAGCTATTTATAAATTTATTCTCCACATAAGGAATTTTCCTTAACGAAACCTCAAATTTATAACTTTCTTTCAATAAGTCAGTTAAGTTTGGTTCAATCAGCCTTAATCGAGGAGACAAAATGTGTCCCGAGCGTATCATCTTGTTTCTCAGTTCTTCTATTTCCATTATTTTTGAATTTTTGTTCGTTATTTTTCCATGTATTTAACCGTTTTTTTATCTCCCATGTTTTTTCTGTTTCAAATCGCATTTTTTGCCCCCCCTGTGTTTTTTCACTCCAATAATTAAAAAATGCTATTATTGTTTCATTCCCATATTCAGGGATAAAAACATGTAAATTTTCAATGAATAGTTTTTCTCTATCCTCTATTGTTTTTTTAATTTCAATTTTTTTTTCTTTATTAATATTATTAATATCTTTATTTATATTTATATTTATATCTTCATTTTCCATATGTTCATCATATGTTAAAGATATGTTAAAGATATCTTTATTATTAATATTTTCTTTTTTAATTGATTTTCTATTATTTGCACGGCTTTCACTATACTTTTTTCGTTTCAAAATTTCTTCTTCTAAACGTTCATTATAATATTTTCCGCTTTCATCTTTTGCAAATTTTTCAAAAATGTCTTTTTCATATGTTAAACATATATTTAACATATCTTTTTCACACAAATGCCCTTTCTGATGTTGTAAACACATCAATTTTATGTATTTTCCAACCTGTTCGTTTGTCATCAGAAGAGTTCCAACGATAAAATCTGCACTATAAAATAAAAATGCTGGGTCTTTCATGATCTATGTTTTATCCATGACAATATAAATAAAAAAGAAAAGGAAGTGAATAAGCGACAACAAATCAACGCTCCCGAGACATTACTGTTTTCGGCTTCCTTTTCTAACTTTGAATGACTTTTTTTGCTTCTTTTCATTATTTATTGTTTTTATTCACGACAAAATTATATTATTTTTTTATTGAATATCTATTTTTTAAAAATATTTTTCCTTTGATTATTAATATGTTATGAATTATTCCATTGTTTTTACTAATTTTATCTCTATTTTTTGGAAGCATTTTAATCATAAAACGTTTTTAGGTTTTCTTCAAATTCATTAAAAGGAATATCATTAAGGAAAGTTTTCAAAAGCACGTCTAAAATTCGATTATATAATTCTTCAAATTCCGCTTCATCGCATTTTTCAAATGAAATGCTCTTTGGAATTTCGACCCATTCTTTACGTTCGATTGAATAAATAAAATCGCAATGCCCTGCTGATACCTCAACAGTTTTTCTGAATAAATCTATATTATTTTTAAAAAATTCCTGTACTTTTTCGTTCTGATATTCCCACGAGCATTTTATCAAGGCAAAATATTTTCTATGAAATTTCAAATTCCTAATAGGCTTTATTTCACATAAATATTCATGCCCGATTTTTAGCTTCTTTTTCTCATCTAAATCGTCAGAATACATCGGAATTAAACCAGTTAAAGTGTTTAAAAGATTTATTTTCATGCTTTTAATTCCAAATATCTTTTTATTGCTTTTGTTGAAAGTCCAAAACCTCCAAAACAAGTGTTAATAACTATCTCCATATTATTCTATATTTTAATAGTTTAGCAACTTTCAATTCAATTGTAGCTCCTTTCGACTGTTGCCAGTCATCGAGCATAACTATTGTGTCGCAATGCGTAACCAAATGCCATAGGCACACAATCATACATCGCAACCAACTCCAATGTGATTTACATATTTTCATTGGATTGACAACTTTTCTCCCAGTCGAAAACACAATAGCTTCTTCTTCTGATAAAAACTTATAATAACAAGAGATGTAACTTTCGCCAGTTATCTTACCTGATATATACCAAGATTTATGTTTTGTTTTCATTCTATAATAGTTATTTTTGTTTCAATTAATTTTTGTTTAATTTCAAGAAATGGTTCTCGAACGGCGATATGTTCCGTTTCACCTTTTATAAAAAATATTCTTGTGTGATTTTCAAAATCACTGATACAAGAAACTAATTCCATATTAATAAGGGATTTCTTCCCTGCTAACCCAGTTAGTTCTATATACATAATTATTTGTTTTTAAGTTTTCTTTAAACAAATTAGTTTCTATAATTTTTAAACATTCACTATAAAATTCGATGAAATCAAATTTTGTTATTTCACGAATAACGCAAACCCTTGTGATTTCTTCTTCAAAAGAAGTCAAATCAATTTTTATTTTTCCACTATTAGATTGAATAAAAATCATGGTATTTCTATCAATCAAATAAATATATGTCTTTATATCTTTAAAATCAATAGAATTAAGTTCATAATATTTGCCAATTTTGACTTCTTGGTTTGATAAAATTTCACTAATTTTTTCTGAAACAATTACTATTCCTTCCCGTAATTTTTCTTTTTTTAAAATAAGATCTTTTAAATTATCCATTATTTTGGTTTTAAATGTTATTTACCGAAAATTTCAGTTACTCCTTTTTTATGAAACAATTTTTCGATTGCTTCTTTTTTGTCAGCTTTCATTATTGTTCTACCATTTAGGTAGTTGTGCCAGCTCATGGCTGATTTTACACCTAATATTTTCATAATTTCCAATTGAGTTTTCAATTGTTCATTACTTTTCAGATTTTCAAAACCTTTTTTAAATCCGTATTTTGTAGCTTCCATTTTTATTTTTCTGTTCATAATCATTTATTTTTTAATTTTTCTTTGTATAAATTTATTAATGTATTTAGCTCGAAATTACCGAGCTTGCAAGTGTTGAATTTCTTTATTTCCAATAATTCAACTTCCTTTTCTCCGTATTTACTTATTAATCCTCTCCTGTAACCGCTCATATTGCCTTCATCGAACCTGTTACAGCTACGGCATTGAGCGTTACAATTTTGTTCATCGTATCGTGTGGAATTGTGCTTCCTGTTAATGTAATGTCCACAATCACTATCTTTCCAAAAAACGACTTTTCCACACGAAATACATCGAATTAACCCATTTTCATCGGCATCACGTCTGCGGATAAATTCACTGAAAATTCTATCTAATTTATTTTTGTGGTTCATTTTGATATTAGATTTTCTAATTTTCTAAAATTTATCCATTCCATAAATTCATCAATCAATGAATTAATATCATATTCCATTTTATCATATTTTAAACATTCATAAGGCTCATGAATTGTTAAATTACAATCACTTATATTTATCTCCATTGCATCGTTGTAATTTTCAATCTCAAAAATATCATAAATAAATCTATCTAACTCAAAAATAGACAAATACACTCTCCATTGGTAGCTATCATAATATCCTGAATAAGAAGGTGATGAAAATTTGCATTTAGTGTCTCTTATTGTAATTCCTTGCAACACATCTATTCTGCCAGTTATTTTTAGTTCATTTTTATTTGTATAAAAAACCTTATTTGCAGGAATTTCCGAATAAAATACCCCTAATTTATTGCAATGTTCATGAATTTTAATTATCTGTGTGTCAGATAATTTAACCTTGCCTTGTTTAATATTTGGGTAATTATCTATTAGTGAGTGTATTGCACTTCCAATAAACATTTTATTGTTTCCTTTAAATTCACCTTTCAGCAATTTAATTAGATTTTCTTCTGTATCAAAAGAAGAAACATCATCTTTGAATCTTCTAAATGATTCTAAAATAGTTACGCTTATTTTATTCATTATCAAAGAATTTTTTATTTTCATTATCAAAAGAACAATTCATCTCAGTTGCTTTCGCTTGTATCAATTTCCACATTGCCAGTTGATTTGATTTTGGCAATTCTTTGCATTTTGCAAATAAATGATTTAGATCGTCAGCATTCAAACAAATTCCTAAAGTATCTGATAGTGTTGCCATTAATAATTGAGCACTTACTTGCTCTTCGCTTTGTTTTTGTAATGAATTTTTTACTTTTTCAATTAACATTTTTCCAAATGATTGAAATTCAGGAGTAGTATCATCTGGAATAATCGTTGTAGGAATTTTTGCTACATTTTTACCTATCGTTTTGTCGGTCGGGTCAAAATTTATGACCCTTCTTTTATTTTCAATCGTTATAAATCCGACTTGATCGGCAATTCGTAAAATTAAATCTTTACTTTGTCCTGTAACATCAGGATAATACTTGAATATATCACCATCTTGCTCTTGTTTGGCATGTGCGATTATCACAATATCAACATTTTCAGCACGTCTGGCATTGATAAACGCCTTAAATTCCTCTCCGATAGCTCCGTATGCTTTTAGTTTATTTGTTTTTAATTTATAATCTTTTTCAACAACATAAGCCATCAAGTAGTCATCAAGTGCTGCCTTCGCTGTATCTATAATTACAGTTTTGTAATTTTTGATTAGATTTTCATCTTTTAAAATATCATGCCAAGTTTTGGCAATAATTGTATCTACTCGATTAACCGCCCTGTCAGCACCTCTATCACAATCAATTAATACTGCATTTTCGCATGTATTAGCTACACTTGTCTTCCCACTTCCTGGCACTCCATAAATGACCATAATAACAGGTCTTTCTGGAAATTTTTCATCTTTTTTTATCATCTTTTTTAATTTAAATTGTTTCTGAAATTCTTATTAATTCATCAATTACTATTTTTAAATAGTTTTTTGCATTATTTAAAACATTCTTTGCTTCCGGCGATTGGACAACTGGGAAATCTATGTTTTTAATTTGTTCTGAAAGATTTTTTAATTTTTCTTTATCCGAAGCGTTTTTTAATTTTCTTTCATTTTCTTCCTTCTCTTTTTGTTCTTTAATTATTTTATCCTCAATTTCTTTACGCTCTTTTTCTGCTTTTCCCCTTTCGATTCTGTTTTGCTCTTCTAATTTTCTTGCCTTTTCTCTTTCTTCCCTTAACTTATTTTCCACTTCTTCTTTTTCCTTTTTAGCTTTTTCTTCTAATTTTAATCTTTCGACTTCAGCTTTTTTTCGTTCTTCAAAAAGTTGCTTTTCTTTTTCTTCTGCCTCCTTTTTTAATCGTTCGTTTTCTTTTTTAATTCGTTCCCTTTCTTCTTCTTCTGCTTTTAATTTAGCAAGCCGTTCTGCTTCTTCTTTTTCTTCTGCTTCTTTCTTGTCGGTATATGCTTTTTCTATACCAGAAAGAAAGATACCAAACATCTCATCACTCATATTTTCAAATTCAGTTCTATTTATTTCGGGGTTGAATTTTGAAACCAATAAGATTCTTTTTTGTATTTTCAATTCTTGTTGTTCTTTATCAAAACGTTCTCGTGTTTCTTCTTTCCACCGTGCGTTTTCTTCAATTTCTTTTGTAAGAAGTTGCATCGTTTGTTTCGCTTTTAACCATAGAGCATCTTCAGTTTTGTAAGCTAACATTTGCTGTTGTACTTCTGACCGTTTAGCATCAAAGGTTTTTTCAGCGTCTAATCTCACCTGCCTGACACCTAAACGAATGGTATTGGCAAGTTTCATATTCACTTTGTCATTTTCATCAATGACAGCTACTAAATCAAGCTGTTCACGCATTTTTGCAACACCGTTAAATACTTGATTTAGAACATTTTGCACATCTTCCCTTTTTTCTACAGATACATTTTTTGAAAGTTCTGTAATTTCTTTTAAAATAATTTCTTGTCCCATAATGATTTTTTTTTAAATTAGTAAAAGTTATATAACTTCTTGATTTCCTTCCATTTCGTTTTCTATCTCTTTTGCTTCTTTTTCGATGTCTTCTTTCACTTGAAGGCTAATAGCTTCATTTTCGATGTCTTCTTGCACTTGAAGGCTAATAGCTTCATTTTCTTCCCCATCACCGAATTTTTCACGGTCGAAAACATCAAACCTGAAGACAATAAGATTTTTTATTTCAACAACGATTTTTCGTTGCATAAATGGGTATTCTATAACAATCTCATTTTTAGACCGTTTTCCTTGTGCCAAATCTTCGGCACATTTGTATATGAATTGTTCGTATGTCATTTTATCCGAATAAACTCATTAAAAATATGGTTATCAGTAGCATAATCATACAGCATACACCACCTACTACCTCAAGGATTTTGTCGTATTTTTCCCTGAATATTTTAATTTGTGTTTTCATTTTTATTTAAGTTTAATTATTCCATGAAGTCCTTGTATTTTCAATAGATACAGGGAGCAAACGCTCCTTCCTCTTTCAATAATGATTATTTCATTCTCTATTTGCTTTTTTTGCATTAATGTTTTATTTGCCTCTCTTGGAATATCATTCCAGTTATCCCAGCGGAGCTCTATTTTTTCTATTGTATTAAAATGTTTATCGGGATTTTCCCTAATTGCCTTATTCCTATATTTTAATAAAGCATTTATCGTATTAAATGATATATCGTTATTTTCAGTATACCAATTGGAAAAATAATCTTGTTCTATGATTTTTTCTATCAGATCTTTTTCATCTGATATAAAAGATTCCAGATATTGAAATATTTTTATCTCCTTTCTTTTTTTGTTTAGAATATCAATAAGTTGTCCTATCAATATCCCTTCTTGTTTAGAAGTTTTTGCCTCTTTTAGCCAAGCAAACATGATGCAAGGCATCGTATACGGTTCAGATAATAAGATGTTATCTATTTTTTTTTGAAACCATTCAATGAAATGATTAGTATCAATTACTAATAATATTTCGTCTTTTGTTGCAAATCTATTAGACATACAACCATCTAATAAGATTTTATTAAATTTTGTTTTCATGATTTTGTTTATTTATTTTTATTTAATTTTAGTTTTTTATTTCCAAAGAGGCATTTTCCCTCTTTCTAATAAGAAAAATCCGATACTATTCATTTGTTTTTCTGAATAGTAGAATTTTCGATAATCGCTTTTTCCTTGCGATAATTTTAATTTTTTACCATATTTTTGGTAAAAATCATCATCTTTTTGTTCGGCATTGTATCCGAAGCTATTACGATGTGCAGGATAAATTTCTTTCGTCGTTTCATTAGCAAAAACAGTTGTTGCGTTTTTGCCATTTTTTAATAATTCAAATGTTGTTTTCATTTTATTTATTGTTTTAATTTCAATGTAAAAATATCACTTTTTTTTTTACCATGAAACATTTTTTGAAAATTTTTTCTCACTGAAAATAAGTTAGTTACAAAGGTTACTTGAAAAATAGTCAAAAAACAGGCATTTTTTTGGAAGGATTTTGAGCCAAAAATGAAATTTTTAATCAATTTTTAGATAATTGATTGATATTTAGAATAATAAGCTATTTTTGAATATAAAAAGTTGAATACTAAATAATTATAATATGAATTAAAACGAAATAAAATCATAATTTAACCCTATTCCAATTCCAATTCCAATAACAGGGCTTTTATTTATTATATCATATCCGCAAAATAAGCCCAAATTAGCCCCTATCCCGAATGATTTATCCTTTTCTGCCCGCTCATACACCCTGAATGAAGAAGTGCTCGAATAAGGGTTTAAATT